GAATTCAATCATCTCTGTCCGAACGTGATGCATCCAAGGCCTAATGTAGAACTTCCCTGCCATGCACATCGGCTGCAGTCCACGTATGTGCATCGCCTTCGACTCACCTTTAGGTCGACTAACCTTCTTGACAGTGAGTGCCATCTTATTCAGCTTATACACCCGTTTCTTATTCTCTATCTTAATGTAATGTTCCAGTGTTTGCTCATACGTAGTCTTTTCGATTGCAATCCATTGAAACTTCCAGGTGTCATACAACTCAAAGATCTTCTTAATTATCTCCGTAGGGTTCATCTTCCCTACTACATAATGGAGCATGTAAAATGAGTAATCCGATGTCACCCTCGGAATAACTATAGCAGTATCATCTGCCTGAGGTCCTTTAGCAAAAGCTGCATCGAGTCCTGCATAGGTATTCCCATCAGGCGCATCCCCCTCAAATTCCTTAAGCCAAGCATCCTGGAAAATCATATCCGCAACGTTATACGGTTTCCCAAGATACATCATTGAGAAGATAAAATCCCCTTGCTCTTCCCTAATCTCTTCAAGCACTTCCAAAGAGAATCTCTCTGGATGAGTCGGTATGCGATTGCCATCCTTATCAAGGATAGGATTACCTTTATCATCCAGTTCAATTGCAGCTTTGACAAAACGCTTATAATATGGTTGATGATCAATAATATGACGAATAAGATCATACTGTCCCCATCTAGTTCCCACGTTATCGATATAGCCCTCTGTAGGGTTTACGAGTAGATTAGTAGCTAACTTATGCCATCCTATCGCCTTCTCCATATCTTCTATATTTGGTAGTATTTCTCTTGCTGTTAGCACATCCTTCCGAGCTGCTACCAAGTCATCTTCAATAACATCCGTATAATGCGACCCAATCTTAGTACCACCTACCCCCACAGCTTCATACGTACCCACATCGTAATTACCAGAACGAGGAAGTTCTGTACATGCATCGCTCCATCTAGTCTTATGCATTTGTGCTGAGCTCCAGACAAGCTCAGGGAAGAGAGCCCTCAATTTGCGGTTCTTCTCCCAATGAGTTCGTATAACATGCACATTCTTCGCAGCGTTATCATAAATCATATTCGCAAGTAGTATTCGCCTATTTGCTGATTCTGGTAGATCTCTTATAGTCAACCATATAGGTTTAGCCTGCGAACAGATTGTAGTTTTCAAAAAGCCACGAGGCATTTCCAACTGCCTACGGTGAACACTTAAATCAGATACGAAATCACAAATCTCTTTATGAAAAGGTTTTACAAGGAATGTATTACCTAAAACATTACGAGCTAGATAGAATAAATCAGTCTGTGCTTTCCTTCTCGCCTTCCTTAACTCTGATGTCATTATTCATCATCTAATGCTTTATGATCTTCCTCAGTTAGGTCATCCACAACTGCCGCTTTTAATTCAATCTGTTGTCTTGGTTTGCCATGTGCATATTCCAATACCTTAATAGCAGCCTTCATCTGCACGTGAGGTTTCTCACTCTCCATCTGGTCAATGAGTATATCTACAGCCTTCATAGCGGCTTCCCTCACTTTCCGTTTGCTCGCTACATCTACTCGTATTACTTCAACGTCTGCTAACTTATCAAGCCTTCTAAGCTCAGTTTGCATGGCTGGATTACCTAGCTTACTCCTTACAGTACATTCATTCTTCCCTGTCTCCTTAGCAATACCCCTTATAGTATAGCCTAAGAAGGCAAGCCTTAAAATACTCTTATCTAAGCAACGTACCTTCCCTCTAGGTATCCTTTTAGAGCTAGTAACCTCATCAGCAATCTTTTTTAAGCTATTCATTCTACATCCTATAAACTACCTACGAGAGAATGGACTTTTAATTACATTATACCACAGAATCACTAAAAGTCAATAGGTTTTCAGGGATTGAAACTCTCAGGGGAAGGTAGGAAGCTGAAAGCCGCTACCAGAGCGCATTACAGCAAAGACAGAATTTTTGGTCTAGGGAATAATGGAGTGCCAGAGATATATATTAGTCCCCCTGGGGGGTTTCGCTTTCTCGGTGCTAGTATTAACACACAGAGAGATAACGCCATAGCTATAGCAAACAAAGTGCTAGGACAACTAAGCTAAGGGCTTGGTTTGTAGTGGGAAAAGTTAATTTAATGGCCTAGGGGAAGAGGAGATGTCTGACATATACCTACCCCCTTAGTGGTGAACAATTCCCTATCTGATCCTAGCTGATCTATACCTAAAAGATCAGGAATTGAGCTATTCCAACACTAGTACCAAAAATGCTTTTTCATATTATAAAAAAAAGAGGATCAGAGTTTTACCCCTGATCCCCTTAGTCTTCCCTGGTCTTAGAGATTATAATTCTATCCCTAATTCTTCCTGAACCCTCTTCATCAAGCTAGGGTCATCAAGCAGTTTAGACGCTAAGTCCTTTAGCTTTTTGCGCTTCATTCTAGCTTCCCCGCCCTTCAGTGCTACCCTCTCAGCGTTGCAAGCGTCTGTTACTGTGCATCTGACATACTTTGTATATACCTTCTCCTCTCCCTCTACCTTGATAGCTTCCTTCAGGTTAGACGCTATATCTACCCTGATCTCCACTTCTCTGTCAACACCTTCCACTTTCGCTTTGACTACTTTATCTAGCTTAATCATTAGTTATCACCCCCTTTCTTTTATAGGATATTGGTTGATCTACTTACTCTCTGCTAATTTATGAATTAACGGTTTGTAGTATGCTATTATTATTCTGTTCCATTTATCCTTATCGAGTATCTTCCCTTCCCTGATATAATAGTGTCTAGTCCTACCATTAGCACTTTCTTTATATAAATCACAGTATCCTATTTCTTCCCCTATACCATAGGCGGATGTAGCTTTCTGGTATGCTTTAGCTAGTAGTATGCGTAGTATTAGCTTTAGCTTTCTCTCTTGCTTTCTTTGCCATGCTTTCTTGTTCATTAGCTTACCCCCTTCGTTACTCTGTGTAATGCGGATAACATAATTGCCTGGTCTATTCCATTAGTTAGTCTGGGTATGTATACCTGTGTTTTATAACATATTCTATCTCTTACTAAAATTTCCCATAGCTGATACAATTCACAGCTATTCTTTAACCGTTTTATCTCTTCTCGTATGTCCATATTATCCATACCTTACCCCCTTTTTGTTGCTAGTAGGTAGTCCTATCTGCACGTCAAGATAAGACTATTTTCCTACTGCTTTATTTATCAAATAACTATTCTTATTATATACTAATTTTTCAAGTTGTCAACCCCTAGCATACAAACGAGATACTACTAATTAGTAGATTAGTATGGATTAGTAAGGGGTCAAATAGATTATAAGCTAATGCTGTAGAGTGATTACGTCATAATTAGTAAATTAGTAGGTTGGTCGGGGTAGGAGGAGGGGGAATTTTTTGAAAAAAAGGGTGGGGAAAAATACTAACTTTTTATTTTTAAGGTATAATGTATATTTTTTTATATATAATATATATATATATATATATATAATATATATATATAGGTATATATTTGTCATTAGAGCCCTGTTTAGCTTATAATACGCTTCCCTGGCTCTTTTAGTTTTTGAACAGCTTTTTTCTCTCTCTCCGACCCCCTCAATCTACTAATTTACTAATTATCACCGAAACGCTTGCCAGCACTAGGCTATAGGCTTTTCAGCCCTTACTAATCTTACTAATTGAATCCCGTATCCCTTGCCAGGAGCGGGTTATAGAATTAGTGGTCTTTTTTAGGGGTTGACAAAGCTAATTTTTCGTCTATAATATAGACATATAAAGAGTTTACGTTCATTGACAAATTGCTATATTAAAATATAGCATACAAGATATAGTAGGTATAACTATAGCTATGTAAAAACATGCAGTAAGATTAAAGCTCTCAGGGGATGGAGGGCAGTCTTTGCTGTATTAGAATAAGAGGGAGGTGAAAGTAACATGGGCAAAGCTATGATACTAGCCAAAGAAACAGGCTTACCAGCGTATGTTGGTGATGGAGACATGGTATGTAATAAATGTGGAGAACTTTGGGATGTCTATGGGATCGGCCACGGAGATATGACCGCAAAAGAGAGGGATGTATTTCTAGCAGGTGACGGTTGTCCCTGCTGTAGAGAGGGAGGGTAAGCTATGCATAAAGTATTACAGGATGCTATAATCAAGTGTAGAATCCGCAAAGTTCACACAATCAGCCCATGGGAACAGACAGCGATGGATGCGTATTGCGCCTGCTGTCCATTAGGTGCAGAATGTGCTAACTATGAGCTTGGTGAGCAAGATACATTACACCATAAAAAGAAGGAGGAGAAAGCATGACTAGAGAGCAACAAGAGGAGGTAGTAAGTATCATTCACGGGAAAGGAGGACGGCTTGAGAAGGTAGGTTGTTGGTCTACAGTTGTAGCAGTTAAAGGATGTAAAGTCCTCTACACGCATGAGATTAAGAAAATACTCAGCCTGGGAGCGAACATATATTTTCATGAAGGAGAGATGATGATAAGTAATTGGCAAGCAGATCTACCACCAAAGCCTGAGGTACAGGTGATAAAGATTAAGTCATTTAGTCCAGAAGAGCCTAACCTAGAGTTACGGCTTGACAGAGGAAATGACCATAGCCACGTTGAGCTGTGGAATAATGGGCAGATGTTGGGATATATGCACATAGATACTAGAAAAATACAGTGGTGCTCAAATGGCCCAGCTCAATGGATTAAACTAAGTGAGGATTGCTAATTCATTCACAAAACCTGAGCCCTCCCCCACGAGGGCTCACGCTATCTTAGAGGATTACTATATTCAAAAATTGAATAAGCTAAGGAGGTGAGGAGAACCATGACTAGAGAGCAAGCTAGAGAGATACTGAAGATGCTTGACAGAGGAGGGAAGATTGATAAGGATGGATACATCACTGGATGCCCTGTTTGGACTTCAACGATAGACCGCATACGTAAGGTAAATGGACTGATCTACTTTGATGACATTCAGGGAAAAATGCAGATAAGCAACTGGCCTGAGGATTTGGATGAGGAGGTAAAGGTAGTAATGAAGTTTAGGGGATTCGATGGAGAGGATATGGAGCTTAGAGTTACAGAGGAAAAGATAATGGATAAGGAGGCAGACCACGACGATGTTGAAATTTGGAAAGAGGGGAAATGTATAGCCATGATGCACATTGAGGAAAAGATAATGTTTGTATGGCCTGAAAAGGCAGGACGTAAAACCGTGCATCTTAAAGATTAGGAGAAGCTCATGAAGAAGCATAAGCTAGTAGAGCTCCTTGAGAAGCAAGCACAATTAGCGAAGCAACGTCATGCACCGTTAAGGGTAGAGCTTAGTAATGAAGAAAAGCTAAAGCTCGACATAATCAACCTTGAGAGACGTTTGGATGCATTGACTGAAGCCTGCGCTGTGTTAGCTAATTGGGTTATAATGGCAGAGGGAGAGCAGTTGATGATGATTGATAAAGATGGCGGTGTGAACTTTAAGAGGCTTAGGTTATGAGCTACGTGCATTCTATAAAAGAGTATGAAGTGAGGCTCATAGTTAGATATAGTCCTTATTTTCATAAGCCATCTATGGGTAGATTAGAGGCACGGCTGATGGATGAGATACCTTCGTGGGATATGGATATTGTGAGTATGGAAATTAGGGGGATGAGGAGATGAGAGTGCATATCTATAAGGGTGGTATAATTCCAGAAGGAGACTATCCAGCCCGCATCACAGATGTCATCCGTGTAAGACAAAGACTTGAGATTAAGTTCAGGATTACTGAGGGAAAGCATGCAGGCTGCTCTTTTACAACTTCAACTAGAGGGAGGTTTAGAAGATGAAACAAGGTGATATAGTAGGTAAGGAGAAAGAACCCTGGTTAGGTAAGGTTACATGGGTAGATGAGGAAGCAGGACAATGTGGAGTAGTTTACACGAGTCCTACTGACTACCAGGGTGGAGCTAACATATTTAAGATCGACGAACTAAAGATCGTAGGCAGGGCTACAGCTGAGGAGATGGAGGATATAAATGAGCTGAGCATTGAAGAGCTCAGGGCTGAGGTTAGATCATTGAGAAACCAAAAGCGTAGGCCAGCAGGCATTAGGAAACAGAAGAGTAGGAAGCAACTGCTTGCTGATAAGCTGAAGGGATTGACAACTGAGCAGATTGAGAAGTTGATGGAGGGGTAGGATGAGTACGAGTTATTACTTAGTCTATGATTTTGGTGATAAAGATGTAGAGGGTCTCCCTAAAATCACAGAGGTTAACGAAAAGAAGATCTTTGAGATATTAGATCGTGCACACGCAAATGATGATGATGCCGCAATGAAGAAGATAGCAGTCTATAAACTAGGGAACTGTCTTATCGACTGGAGTTAATCATGCCCATATGGCTAATGAACATTGCAGCTAAAGCGGTTCAGGGTGTGCTGGTATTATGGGTAGGGATTTATGGGTTGGTATGTTTGTATTGTGCATGGAGGAATAGAAAGCATTAGCATATTCAAAAATTGAATTTAGTGAGGAGGAGAAAGTGAAGATTACAGAAGGAAAGGCAACATACAGGACAATCACAATCGAGTTGGAGACAAGAGAGGAAGCACTGTTGGTGTCCCATCTCGTGAACAATGCTCCAGGCATACCTCTAGTAGATTACTGCGAGCAGCGTGGGGTTGATGAGGAGAAGCTGTTCACACTCACCCATGAAATATATGCGGAGCTTGATGACTTAGGTATTAACACTTGTTGTACTAAGGATTGCTAGAAAAAGAGGCAAATATGGCTGATAGACCACTCATTCTAGATTATACCACCCTAAGCACCTTCTTAACATGTCGTAAGAAGCACTACTGGAGGAATGTTAGGAATCTTGTTGCCGTCGACGGTGCGGTTAGCTTAGCATTTGGTCACTCAACACATGGAGGGTGGGCAGTGTTTTATAAAGGGGAGGGAGATAAGGCTACGCTTAAGGCATTTGCATGTGAGTACAAAGACTTCCCTGTACCTGAGGGGGATAAGAGAACACTGAAGCGTGGGATGGAGTGCCTCGAGGATTATACGAAGAGGTATCAGCATAACCCATTTAAGGTAATCAATGTTGAGGTTAGCCATCAGGTTAAGATACATCCGCTGCTCACCTACGCTGCTAGGATGGATTTGATAATCAAATGGGAGGGAAGGATTTACGTAATGGAGCACAAGACTGCGAGTAAGCTAGGCTCGTACTTCTTTGATGCCTTTAAGCTGAACCATCAAGTCGATGGTTATTTCTTTGCTTGCATGGATAAGTATGGAGAATGTCATGGAGTATGGATTGACGCTATGCTCATAGCAAAGACTAAGTTTAACTGTCTGAGGGATATTGTAGGGAGAGGGCCGAAGCATAAGGAAGAGTTCATCGAGGAGCTACTTGATATTGAGAAGAATATGCGATGGGCTGAGAAGGAGCAGAGCTATCCGCTTGATAAAGGGAGCTGTGATTACTACGGTGCCTGTGTTTATAAAGACTTATGTTATTACAGGCATGACAAGAAGATACTCAAACGCGTTATCGAAACAAGGTATACTGAGAGTGTTTGGGATGCAGCTAAAGGTAGGGAGGTAAAGGATGAATCAAAACATAAAAAGGAGTCTAGAACTGATGCACAATCGACCATTGAATCGAAAGGAAGCACGAAGCTTACTCCGCCGCATATGTCCGTGTAAGAGTGGAAAGCTTTATAAGAATTGCTGTCTTGAGGATGACATACGCAGGATGGTTAAGAAGCAGGCGTGGATACTGAAGGAGAAGAAGAGAGGGGAGATTAAGATTACTTCTGGTTATAGAACAGCAGAGCAGAATAAAAACGTAGGAGAAGCACCTAAATCAATTCACTTGAAGGAGAGGCGCAATGAGAAAGATATGGGTTGAGCGTGCTGAGGTAGAGCGATACATTGTACGTGATGCTGAAGAAGCCAAAGATTTATATATGGATGAGGATAGAGGCGTCAAGATTGGTGAGGCAGAGTACGATGAACTAATGCAGATGAGAAAGGTTTATCATCGCTTTCAGCAGGAGCTAGAAAGATTATGGGTTAAGGAACGAAAACATCTATATGAAGGAGGCGAGTTATGCAGGTAACAAGGGAGAAGGTATGGACACCAGTGATGATTAAGCTGGAAACACCCGAGGAACTGAGATGTCTAGAGAGTGCTTTGTACTGTGCTATAACAAGCATTGGCAGTTGTAGTTCTACTTGGCACAGATTTGCTTATGAGTTTCTCCATGAACTAAGGAGGGAGTAAATGAAAGTAAGTCAAGTAAGGAAGATCATTAAAGTTACCATCGAGCTGGAGGGTGAGAAGGAGCTTGGGTGTTTGGACTATCTGTTGTTTTGTGATGTTCAACCATACGGAAGTAGCATTCGTACAAGAGTGCTCGAGCATGATGGCTTAAGTTATGATGCTGATATTAGGCCTTTCCAGTCCAAACTAAGGGAACTACTGAGGGAGAATGACTGTTGAGAAATACAAAAGATCTAGCGCTAGACCTGGATAAGCTAAAGCTACACATCCTAGTCTATGGCATCAGCGGAACAGGTAAAACTACATTCGCAGGTACATTCCCTAAACCTTATTTCTTTGATTTTGATAGGGGAATGCTTAGCCTGCGAGGGCAAGATATATCATACGAGACATATCTCGATGAGGATTTGACTAGACCTGATGCCTACCGTAGATTTCTGGAGCAGATGCATAGGTTTAAGAAAAGTCTAAATGGGTTTGAGACTATTGTTGTTGATAGCTTAACTACGCTGAGCGAGAGTATGATGTATCACATTCAATTTCTTAATGGTACGATAACGAAGCAACCCACACTGCAAGACTGGGGAATGGGTGTAGCTAAGCTGAGGGATTTGTTTCATGAGATCATGGCATTTGATTGCCATACTATAGTTACTGCACATGAGGAGATGATAAAGGATGAGCTAAGCGGAGAGATTGTAAATCGACCTCTAGTAATCGGACAGAAGCTACCGCCAAGGATTCCACTCTGGTTCGATGAGATATACAGGGCTCAGGTTGGGAGGGATAAGAATAGGAACCCTGTATATCAGTTGCTCACTACAGCTATGCGCAGATATACGGCTAAGAGTAGGATGAACGGGAAGCTTAAATGCTTCGAGGAACTGGAAGTTCCTGATTACAAGAGCTTGATGAAGAAGATTAAAGGAGGTGAGTAAAGCATGAGTAAGATTAATGTAAACCTGGACGAGGTTGACGAGTTCGAGCCTATACCAACCGCACAGTACCTATGTAGAATTACAAAAGCAGAGCAGGTTAAGGCAAGTACGGGAGCTGATATGATTTCTTGCGAGGCTGAGGTAGCTGAGGGTGAGCACGAAGGGAGGGTGCTCTTTTTTAATACCATGCTCAAGACGAAAAAAGGGAAGGTTAATTACTACCTCAGAAGGCTCATAGAGGCTCTCGGTGTGGAATGGACAGCTAAGGGATTCAACACGGAAGATATGATGGGAGCAGAGTTCATAGCGAATGTAGAACCACCTGATCCTGGACAGAGATTTAATAAGGTGACTGATTATCTGCCACCTAGTTAGTAATTTATCCGCTCTGGAGTACCTTTGAGTACTCGGTAATGGTCGTTAAGACCGAGGTCTCTGTCGCCAGGATAGGCATAAGCCGAGTTATTCTGGGAGGGTTGAGACGTGGTGCAGGGGATGGGGATAACCTGCCAGAGCGGATCGCAATTATAATATTATAGGAAAAACATCCTGAAACTATAAAGCTTGGTGAAGAAAAATGATTATTGATAAAAAAGTTATATGTTTCCTGTTAGCAATTGCTGCGGTGCTTGTATTTACTTTCACACTAGCGGATTGCATGAGTGAGATAGATCATTCTAAAGCTCCCTGGCTGCGACGAACTGATAAAGATCTAATAACTCAACTGCGAATGGAAATAAATGGCCTTAGTTATGCTCTGAGCACAATGGCTATTAACAATAGATATTTAAGAGGGCTTATTTACACTACAAAGCCAGATCATTGGACAACGTGGATTGAGCTTTTGGATGAATGTAAAAGGCTTGAAGGAATAATTAAGGCAAAGAATGAAAGGATTAGAATACTAGAGAAGCAACTGGGCATTCGACAATGGCAAACGCCAGCACCATATCGGAAGATATAAGAATCTTTGGAGGAATAAATGGGCATCTATAGTGAATGGGATGAGTTCTGTAAGATGGCTAAAGAGAGTGCTGGAACAGCAGGTTCAAGCTTGCCTGCTCCTGCTCGCTGGCAGGATAGCATACTATCATACCTTGACGCAGTTAAGATATTCGTTGAGGTTTGTTTTCTCATACTCTTATATCTATGGAACTTTTACCTATGGCTAGATGTGGTTTTGTTATGGATAAAATAAGAAGGCGAGTCATCGAAGGCCGCCTAAGAAAGGAAAGATATAATAATATAGGAGGAATAAGTTGCGAACAAAAGAAGAGATTCAAGAACGAGCTGATGAGATTGCTGGAGAGAAGTATGGTAAGGCCTTCTATGAGCTGAGTGAGAAACAACAGGATAAGGTATATGAGGAAGCTCAGGAGTCATGGACTGACCACTATGCGAGCTTGGCAGATTCGATGAAGGAGAGATAAAAATGATATGCCTACAATGTGGAAAGGTAATAAAGTGTTATATTGCAGGTTCAGTAGCGTGCCCTGAGTGTGGAAGTATTATGTCTGACGAAGATCATAGAAAAGAGGAGGAACAAAATGACATGTAAATACTGTGGATCAGAGGCAACTATGGATAATAAGTTCTATGTTATAGACTGTTGCAAGAGATGCCACGACGCAGGGGAAGATAGCACTGATAATGAGAATGATTGATGCACCCATCACCCATTACAATCTCCGCACTGATTACAGCTATACTCTTTGGGAGTTTGTACATGCCACAGATAAAAGAGCGTTTCCATAGGCGCATTAACAATGTATGGATCGGTTCGTACTATCGTCTTTATGAACTTGAGTCTCCTGATACTAAAGAAGTTAAGGTCGATCCAAAGCTCATAGCATGCTTAGATAAACTACAGAGGGAGAGTGAGAGTAGAGTTGTTATTACCTCTGGCTACAGAACTCCAGCACATAACGAGAAGGTCGGGGGAGCAGCTAGGTCATTCCACATGAAAGGTATGGCTGTTGATTGCTACCAGGTTGGATGTAAGAATAAGAAAGGATTGCTCGCCTTAGCTAAAAGAGGACTCAAATGTGGATTTACCACAGCGATTATTTATAAGGGTCATGTTCACTTTGATGTTCGTTATGATGGATTAGGATTAAGATATGCAAAGTAAAGGGAGGTATGAATATGTCTCTATGGTCAGGGCTAATTAATGCTGAAGCAAAGCTTTTCATTCCACATCCGAAGGTGGAAAGGGAGAAGGTTGATAGCAAATACTTAGAGATTGCACTGCGTAAAGAGTTTGGGGAGGATGCTATTATCTATCTAGTTGATTATGATTATCACTTGATAGATGTAGGTGAGATGAGAAATTTTTTAGCAGAAGATAAAACTAACCTAGCTAAGTATGTCCCTGAGTATCACGACTGCGATGACTTTAGTTTTAGATTAATGGGTCAGGTTTCTACTCCTGGTTGGAGCGATATTGCTTTTGGTATTGTATTCGCTCATACTCCAGAGGGGGAACATGCCGTGAATTGCTTTGTCTCGGCTACTCATGCAGTCCTACTAATTGAACCGCAGACTGATGAGATAATGGCAAAGCCTGAGAATTGGCAGGTGTTTTTCTGTTTAATATAAGATAAAAAGGGAGGTGATTAAGCATGGGAGTATACATGGCAGGATTAATGTTCCTGTTGTTCACTCTAGGCATGGGTGGTCCAATGGGGCAGGCTGATGAGGTTATTATTACCGTACCTCCAGCTCGTGTGTTCGAGCTATCTAGCAACAGAACATTCGCAGAGCTGAAGCCTGGTTCTTCGGTATTCAAGGTTGAGCAGAATTCTCCATTGATAACGACCACTCAAAAGAAAAGTATTGGTGCAACAGCGATTGTAGTGATTGCTCTTGCATTGCTTATGTTTGGTGAGAATGGAGGAGATTAAGAGAGGAGGTGAGAAGAATGAATCTATTTAGAGAAGGAGCAGCTTCGGGCTGGTATGCTGTGGCGTTTGTCATGGATACAAACTTCGTCGATTTCAAGTGGGATATAGAGAAGTATCAGGTAGCGCTTAGGATGATTGATAAGGCCCGAGGGGATAAAAAGGTCACTGATGAAGAGATTGGAGACATCCTCATTGCATTAGGTGATGAACAACCTGTGTATCTAAAGCACGCCCTGTATGTTCTTGGAGCTTTGTTTAAGTCAAAGTCTGTGGACTTCGAATGGGAATCTGAGGAGTTTAGTGACGTATTTGATTGTTTGGATGACATGCGTGCTGACAATTACTTCACTGATGAGGAGCTAGCGGATTTCCTGAGAGTGCTTGGAGATACTTTGTCTGAAGAATAATTATTAACTGCTCTGTGGCGTTCAAGCGTCAGGTTGGTGGTAGAAAAGCCTTTCCTGATACGGGTTGGTAGGGAACGACCAGTTCGTTAAGAGGCAATTGTGGGGTGGTTGTGGTAGCAGGTTAAATGGGGAACCCTGCCAGAGCAGTTAGCAATACTGAGGAGCTCACCTTTATGGGAATATCGAGGGAGGCTATGCGGAGCCTAGTGGTTGCCTGTTGGGAATCGGATGCTGAGCCTAGCCGCCAGCATCCTTGTGCGCTCTCGACGCTCTGTCCAACATTGGTGAGCTCCCTCTGCCAACGTAGCTCAACTGGTAGAGCAGCTGATTTGTAATCAGCAGGTTGGGGGTTTGACTCCTCTCGTTGGCTCTAAGGAGGAAGGAAGATGAAACCTAAAGTTATATGTATTTGTGGTTCGACTAGGTTTGCTGATTTGCATGCAATAACAAAGTGGGAGTTTGAGAAAGAGGGTAAGACTATATGCCTAATGATAAACTATCTGCCTTTCTGGTACGTAGAAGAACACGGTTGGATTCACCCTGACCATCTTGGAGAACAATCAGGATATAAGAAGGCATTAGATAAGCTCCATCTGAGAAAAATAGACTTAGCAGACGAGGTTTTTGTCATCAATAGCAACGGCTATATAGGTAAGTCAACTAAATGTGAGATAGAGTATGCAGAGGCAAAAGGCAAACCTGTGCATTACTTGGAGGAAAAAGATGGAAGAGGAGGCTATATTAAGGGTAATTAATGTGCTATGTAACCTCTTATGGTTCTGTTGTTTTTTGCTAGTTATACTATTGTCAAGATATATGTCTAAATAAGGAGGAAGAGGATGAGAATATGTGATAGATGTAAAGAGTCTGACGAAAGGGTTAACATTAGGGAGGTTGTAATTTATAGCACAAAGCAGGAGCTATGCTCTAATTGTCAAAGAAGGCTAGAAAGGATATTTTTGATGTTTATAAAGGAAGGAGGAAGCTGAAGATGATAGTAACACATAAAGAATGTTGTGAAAAGGCATTAGCTGATTACTTGTGTACAGTAATACAATTAGGTAAATATAATACTGTCATCCCAAAAGCGATTATATTTTACCAAGAACATGGAGATGAAAATGAACAACAAAAAGCCCATTCCTAAGTTCAGCTGTAAGCTAGAAAGAGGAAATCTCTCCCTCGAGATCTCTGCAGAACACAACATTATTGTATCACGCCAACACTTTGTTGATAATCGGCAGGCTGTAAAGGCAGCACAGATATCAGCTCAGCAGATGATGCAGAAGGGATGGAAGTTGGTAATGCTTAACGAGCAGAAGGTTAAGCAAAGTAAATTAGTCATTCCCACCTCATTAGCAGTTTCAAAAATTGAAAATAGTCCCCCTTATATAAAGGCGAGATTGCCTTTAGGGGATGGAACAGTGGGAAGGGAGATATGATAGCCCTCATAAAACAAGCTAGGTATTTCAAGAAGGGTGATACTACGGCTAAGTCATTCAGGTTTAGATTCGCAAGTAAATGGAAAGTTGTACATCCTAAAGCGAGGGATAATCTTTATATGCTGTTTGATTTGGATGGGCGTTTTATTGGTACTGTTACAGAGGAGGTCTTAATAAAAGCGAGGGAGAGCTATGAAGCTAGCAATAAGCAAGATCAAAGTAAAGGATCAGGTAAGAAAAGAATTCGGCGACGTAGAGGGACTGGCAAGTAGTATTAAGAAGTTCGGTCTACTGCATCCATTAACAGTCGATGATAACGATGAGCTAGTTGCTGGAGAACGGAGGTTAAGGGCTTGCAAGCTCCTCAATTTCAAAGAGGTAGAGGTTAAGTATAAACGTGATCTATCCCCTCTAGAGAAAACTGAACTCCAGCTAGAAGAGAACCTCATGCGCAAAGACCTCACCTGGGTGGAAGAGGTCAAGGGTAAGTGGCTTATTGATGTAATCAAGAGAGGGCTATATGGAAGTGCAGTCAAAGGTAAGGCTGGTGGATGGGGAGTTAAGGATACTGCAATGGCACTTGGTAAATCTGCTGGTAGTATCTCGACGGATATACAATTAGCTGAGGCCTTAAGGATGTACCCTGCACTAGCACTGGAGAAGAATAAATCAATTGCATTTAAGAAGCTTAAGAAGCTCCAGGAGGAGCCATTTTTAATTGAGATACATAAGCGCATGCTAAAGACTGAGCCTGTGGAGAATGTTATATTAGGTGATGCTCGTGTTATTATACCTACTATAAAGAAGAAGGTTCATCTTATAGTAGCGGACCCTCCCTGGGGTATTGAGGTAGAGAAATCACACGGGCTTGGGAAGATGAGCGGTGCAACTCCCTTCAGGGATGATAAAGAAAGTTGCCAGCAACTAGCGAAGGATGTTTACCCTCTCTTGTATAGCATACTCGAGGATGATACACACGCCTATATATTCTTTGCAATCACACAACGAAAATTCCATGTGAAAGCACTTACAAATGCTGGTTTCTGGGTTGATCCT